AAAACCATTTGAAAGTATGTACCTTGACCCAGTGTACAACAATGCAGATAATGATGATGACAATATTCCAGACAATCCAGGCGAAATTTTATATCACATACCAACAAGAACAGGACAGCAAGATAACTATAACCTATCAGTCGGACTCTCTGCTACTTGGTCAAGACCATTAGATAAAGAGTTACAACAACAATGTAAAGATGCTGCGGCAGCAAACATTGCATTTATGGAACAAAACACTGCAAATAAAAGACTAGACTTTGAGATTGCGAGATTAAAAAATTGTGGTGAGTTAATGAAAGCTGGTATTATGTTTCATCCAAAGTCACCATACTACAGTGTATGTGCTGACGTAGTATTAGTAAATCCACCAAATGTTGTTGCTCCTCATAATCACACAATTACACCAAATCCAAATCCAAGTAGTGATGCTAAAAAATTGAAGACTATATCAATCGGCAATCCATGAAGGTAGAATTTGAAAAACAATTTGGCAAGGGTGTAGATCCTTGGTATGCAAAGGCAGAGAGATGGGCAAAGAAACAAAAGTTTCCCATCTCTTTTCTTGCGTTAGGACTTATTGCATATCTTAAAAAAGTATGGATCAATGTTAAAATTGAAAATACAATGAAAGATGTTGATAGACAAGTTGAAGATATTAAAAAAGGTTGGGATGGTTATACTCAACCAACACCAAAGATAATTGAAACTCCATCAGAAGTGGATGGTTTAAATGATATGTCTATTTCTTTTTCAGAGGAGGAAGACCCTTTTTCTGACGATACTCATTAGTTTTTACTTCTGATATTGAAAGTCTCTTCACTTCTTTACCTAATTTTTTCTGTATCGTTGCCCATATTTTTTTAACAACAGGTCGTATAATTCTTATTAATAATGGTGTTGCTGCAGCACCTGCTGTTGCCACTATTGCAAGTGAAGTCACAGTTGATGCTTGATTGAGTGGTGGTAGATATTTCTCAAGTGTAGTGGTTGGTTCATATAATGTTTCACAGGTTTTACCATCTTTAAGAAGTCGATGACCTACAACTCTCTCATCACCTGACTGTGTAACATCACCAACTCTCAATTGACTTGGACCAGGACAAGGCACTTCTTCTTTTTTACCAAGATCACCTGTTGGAGGAACTTCTGGTGGAGGTGGTGCAACTGGTGGTGGAGGAGTAGGTGTAGTTGGAATAACTTGCTCTGGTTCAAAGTTCATTGCTTCATATGAAGGATACTGACCATTCGGACATAGTATTGTAACTCCATTTGGATCATCATTTACCAAATCTCTATCCAAAGGTAAGTTTGATGAATTAATTTTATTATCTTGATGTGCCTCTACACAACCAGGTAATTCAACAATAGGAAAACCCAACTGTAAAGTTACAGGTGGGTGATTGTTTGGAATCGCTGGTATTTGATATAACCAAGTTCTTCCTGCTATTTGTTGAATACTGATATTTGGTATATGAATTTGTTCAATTGGTTCCATTAAAATTTAGGAAGTGGTGCAGCAGGAAGTGCAGGTCCTGTTGTGCCTGGTATTGATCCACCAACAATATCTGGTAACATATCTCCCATTTTACCAGAAACTGATTCTATAATTTTCGATTTGACACCATCAATTATGGCATCTTTCCTTATGAATACGTAACCACCTAATCCTACGACTGTAAGTGATACGACTCCGCTTGCAATAGCGATTCCATTAATAATTTTTTGCATAATTACCCTTCGTTTATTGTACCTAAAGACTCTTTCTCCCAAAAATCTTCTAGTGCACTATTTATAGATGTTTTTGGATCAGTCATATTTTTTTCCATTATCTCTCTTCTTCGATTTCTTTCGTATATTCCATACATCTGCATCCACTGATCAGGATTATACAAGTTAACCTCACCATGTAACTCCTCACGATAAGTAACAATCTCTGCGTGTGCAGGTGGATCAGTTACCGGTGCTGTGCACCCTACTAATATTAATGGTATTACAATAAATTTAATCATTCGGAAAGAAGTGATCATATCTCATTATGTAGTATATCACAACTGTTACAGAAATCAATAGTATAACAATCATCCATACGATACTCCAAACTATCAAAACCACCTCCAAGGTAACATTGACATACCTAATAGGTTTAACACTGGTTCAAACGCTAATGCAATTAATGTAAACATTAAAACCTCTATAAAAAATTGTTTCCATAGAGGTTGTTTTAACTTCCACTCTTTAAATTTATTTGGTTTTCTTGCACGATCATTTAATCCTGACTTTTCACCAATGAGTTCTGCCCACCAATTTGGGTCAACAATATTTCCTAATAATTTTAAAAGTCGAATCAATCTCGTTGCCTCCAATCATCGCTCCTATTATCATTTCGGAACCAGTCTGCAATGTCATCTGCACCATTAAATCCTTTCTTATCTGATTTTGGGTCTCCAATATCCAAATACTTAAGACAAGATCCATCAGGATCAGTTGCCATTCTTCTTGCTGTGCTCAACATACCTCTAGCAGATGTATTTGCCTTTGCCAATTTCTGTGCCCATATCATATCTTCCATACTCACTTCTGTTCCTGCTGCAATTGATTTGCAAATTCCTTCCAGACGAAGGCGATAATTGGTAGATAACATAAACTAATGAATGTGATTAGTATTATCTATGCAATCATTAACATTGCTTTCTGTAATTCTTTGGAATGCTCATATTCGTCTTGGGCAATCTCTGAAATCTTAGTATCTAATGGATGATATGCACTATATTTGACATAAGTTTCAAAGGCATGTTTCTCTATTTTCATGTTGATATCATAAGCGTCAATAGGATCAACAAGATAGTAAACAACCATGACCCAAAAATAAAATAAAACAAGATGTTTGGCAAAGAACCTATCAATCCAGTGCTTATTGCCCTCCCGAAGTTCCATTTCCTCCAAATGTTCCGTTTCATTGAGTGCCTGATAGAAATGTTCTTTCATCAAATATATATGTTCTTCACCTCGTAATCCTAAAGATTCTCGGAAATGTAACACAGAAATGAAAGCAAAGTATGGTGCTCTTGCAATGACTTCTAGCACCCAGAACCTTTGAAAATCTCTACCTCTGTAAAGAAAGTCTAAGATGTAGATTGTTACATCTAAGACGATTGTATTTAATTTTTTCATCAATCCTCCAAGATACAATACTCACAAGAAAGAGGACTTGCCTTCATACCTGGCAAATCCTCTTTTGCTTGTTTTATTGCTTCATATGCAGACTCTGCGTATTCACAAATTTCATAACGATTATTAAGTTGGTCGTGATAACCAATGACGTAATGGGACATGATAGTTTCAACTCCAGTACATTAGTATTTATTCTAACATACTAAGTATAACTACGCATTTATGTGTTGACTCACTAACAGTTTTGATTTAAATTTTCTGCCATACCACCACCTATATTCGCACCTTGATTACCACTAAACATTGCTACCCAACCAGCAGCAACCCAACCAACAAAAGGGATAGAGGAAAGAGAAGGAGCAGCAGCAGCACCAACACTTGTCCCGACAATTCTGCCTGTACCTTCCGCAGATCCGATTGCTTTAATACAGGCTTCACTTTTTCGTGCAGCAGTTATCTCATTTGCTTGTTCTTGTGTCAAACCTGGTGGTTGATCCATCCATGATCTAGGATTCGAAACAGCACCACCTTGATTTGTTTGACCATCCATTACATATTCTTCAACAACCTTCGAAGTATTATTTGCTAGTCCTAAGAAACCACCCTTCTTCTTGATATCTTTTGTGATAAACATCGTCTTAGGATCATTTGCCTTGTAAGTAATTCTATATCCTTCTTTACTCACCTCTGCTTGATATGATGAATATGGTCCTACCGGTGGACTTATGATTGGTAAGTTATTTTTACGACTTACCATACCAATTAATCCTATATGGGATAATCCTATAATCCCGCCCAACCCAAGGGCAAACCATTTTTTCATCATGAACCTCCTTATTTTTTAGGTGGAGTAGCGTTTGGAACGATTGATACTGGTGCTTGTTCGATTCGTATAGTCTGTGCTGGTGCAGTTTCAGATGCTTTTGCGATTAGAAACTCCATATCTTTTTTAGAGATATTTGCTGATCCACCACCCGCAGAATTTTTCTTAGTCGATGTTTGAACCCCAAAAGTAGCTAAGACTCCTGTGAAGACCGAAGCTATGAAAGTTGGATCAAGTTTTTGTTCTGGAATTTTAAGTGCCTCTGGTAACTTGACATATGCCAGAGTTAGTATTCCACCTGCCCAAATTAAAACTGCTAATCGTACAAATGTACTAAGGATAGCAATTTGTTCTTCCTTGTCGTCGATACCTTCTTTAATCTTACCGAGAATACCTTTTGGTTTCTCTTCGGTTTTCACCTTATCTTCGGATTTCTTATCAACCATTTTAAGTACTTGAACGTACTCTTATTTATCAAAATATGTTTTATAGTATTCTATCACATCATGTGATGCTTTGTAAAGCTCTATGATACCAGTGTGAGGTGCAATAAATTTTTCAACATATTCATCTGCACATTCATATATTGCTCGGTTGTTATCAAATCCCTGATTCATAAGAGTTGATAGAATATGTCTACGAAGATACATTTGATAATTAGTATACTTAATAGTCATCCAAATACTCCATCGAAAGAACATCTAACTCATCTTTTTCTACCACAATCCACTCCATAAACTCTTGTCGTAACGCATCTCCGTTCACAACCTCCTCAAAATCACCACGAGAACAGAGTTCAACAATACGATCCAATGCCCACTCCCTTGTATCTTTGAGTTCACGATTGAAAGTTTCCATAATCTTTTCGCATATAGCGTCCCAATATATTGCT